GAACCCAAGTTTACAAAAAATGAACAAAGCAAAAAGAAGAAGTTTTAAAAAATATCGTGGTCAAGGCAAATGAGTATCGCAGATTTAAAATTAGATTTCAGTACATCTCCTACTGTCTGGAAGTTTCTCAAAGATAAATCATTTGTCAGAGGCCTCATGGGCCCAGTTGGAAGTGGCAAATCGTATGCGTGTGCTGCTGAGATAATGTTAAAAGCAGTATCGCAAGTACCATCTCCAAAAGATGGTATTAAGTATAGTAGGTTTGTTGTTGTCAGAAACTCTTATCCAGAACTTAGAACAACGACTATAAAAACCTGGCAAGAGTTATTTCCAGAAAATGTATGGGGTCCTTTTAGATGGAGCCCACCACTTACACATCACATAAAATTACCATCAAGAGACAATGCACCAGGTGTGGACTGCGAGGTTATCTTTCTGGCCCTTGACCAGCCAAAAGATGTTAGGAAACTATTGTCCATGGAACTTACTGGGGCTTGGGTAAACGAGGCCAGAGAATTGCCTAAAGCAGTTATTGATGGTCTAACGCATAGAGTGGGTCGTTACCCAACCCTATCGGATGGTGGAGCAAAACCATGGAGAGGTATCATTATGGATACGAACCCTATGGATGATGACCATTGGTGGTATAGACTTGCAGAAAAAGAAAAGATGAAAGGTAAGTTTGCCTGGAAATTTTTTAAGCAACCAGGTGCAGTAGAAGAATATACAAAAGAAGATTTACCAGAAAATCCAGAGGCTAATGGTTTTGTTATGGCAGCAAACAAATGGTGGCTTACAAATCCTAATACAGAAAATAAAAAAAATTTACCAAATGGTTATTACGAACAAACATTATTAGGTAAGAACCTAGACTGGATAAGATGTTATGCTCAAGGCCTATATACTTATGTTCAAGAAGGTAAGCCAGTCATATCTGAATATGACGACAACATCATGGCAACAGATTTTATAGAGCCGGATATAAGTTTACCTATACAAGTTGGAGTGGACTTTGGTTTGACACCAGCAGCTATATTCGGTCAAAGATTAAAAAATGGTAGATGGGTTATTCTACATGAGTTAGTTACATTTGATATGGGTCTTGAAAGATTTGGTACTATGCTCAAAGGAGAGTTAGCCAGTAAGTTTCCTAAGTACGAGGTGTTAGTACATGGAGACCCAGCCGGACAAAAACGAGATGAGATATACGAGGTAACAGCATTTGACCATCTAAGGTCTATTGGATTGACTGCTAGACCAACTGCATCAAATGATTTTAGGATAAGACGAGAGGCCGGAGCTATGCCTATGAACAGATTGATAGAAGGTAAACCTGGTTTACTTGTAGATAAGAGATGTCAAAGATTAAGAAAGTCATTGTCTGGTGGTTATCATTTTAGAAGAGTACAAATATCTGGAGGAGAAAGATACAAGGACCAACCAAACAAAAATGAACACTCTCATGTCGGAGATGCTTTTATGTATCTTATGTTAGGTGGAGGAGAACATAGAACTCTTACAAGAGGACATAATCCTAAATTTAAAATGGCAAGAGCAAAAACAGATTTTAATATATTTGAATGAGTAATACATCAAAAAGAAAAGGGACCAGGGTTGAAAATAAAATAGTGAAACTATTTGAGAACCTTGGTATAAAGGCAAGACGACAACCAATGTCTGGTAGCCTTCAAGACTTTCCACACGATGTCAAGGTAGAACTACTTGGTGGTCTGCACATTGAGGTCAAAGCTAGAAAAAATGGAAAAGGATTTGCTACAATTAAAAAGTGGAAAGGCTCTGCCGATTTGCTTATCATGGTTGAAGATTACGATGAGCCAGGTGTTTATATTGATTGGAGACTATGGAAACAAATAGCCAAGATACTAAAAGAGAATGGTTAATTAGAGTTTGGTACAGAGGAGAAATGGAGCTAAGAAAAGAGTTTACCATTAGAACTACTGAAAAAAGATTACAAAAATTTATTATACCAAAAAAGTATAGAGCCACTTATGAGATTGCAAACACTTGAAAACATATTTGGATGCGATGGTAAACAACTTATCGTACTGCCATTCAAATCATATCTACTCAATCTTATGGACTTATACCAGGAAGATAAGGACCATCTAAACTATATACCTGGATACCAAGATTACTTAGACACAGCAACAAAACAAGGATATGGATTTACTGTTTTAGATAATGGTAGGCCCATAGTTTGTTTTGGTATAGTGCCTCAATGGCCTGGTGTAGCAGAGTTATGGTTAATACCAGATATGAAACTCATGCGTAAATGGAAACTTAAATTTCACAAAGGCTCATTAAAATTTATGGAACTTGCAGCCGATGAACTAAACTTGCATAGACTTCATGTAACAGTTAGTGCTCAAAATGTTCGTGCAGTCAAATGGATAGAACATATATATTTTAAGAGAGAAGGTGTATTAAAAAAATATTCCTTTAATAAAAAAGACATGATAATGTATAGTAGGTTGTTTTAATTATGAAAAAATTTTTTAAAAAATGGGTATGTATGGTGTTTTGTATGAACATTTGTTTTTATACTCCATGCGTTAGAGGTAAAAAATAATGGGTAGTCTTTTCAAAATGCCTAAGTTTGAGCCACCTCCAGCAATCAACACAGCTAACGAGGCATTGGATAGACGAGAAGAAAGAGCAGACGCATCTGAAAAAAGAGAGTTAAGAAAAATCTCCTCAAGAAGGAGAGCAAAACGACAAGCCGGTAGATTACTATTGTCTCAAGATAGAGCTATACCACAACTTGGTGTTGGCGATACACTAACTGGACAGTCAATGGTAAGAAACCCATACGATGATGAAAGGATGGCATAATGGGAGGAGCACCTAGAATAATTAGAAAAGTTATATCAAAACCAAAACCACCACCACCTCCTTCTTCTCCTATTGTAGATAGAAGAGAAGAGGTAGCAAAAAAAACTGAGGCTGAGGCAAAAAAATTATCTCCGAGAAAATTAAAACGAAGAGCATCAAGAACTAGAACTGGTAGAACAAGAGCTATGGTGGGAGGCGAGTTACAAGGTGGAGATACAATGACTGCTGATTATTCTCCAATTAGAAATCCTAGAGATGGAAGTAAGTTAGGGAGTGCATAATGCCAGGCTATCACAAAAAAAAATCAAAACCTAAAAAGAAAAAAAGAGCAGCTAGAAAAAAAGGTGGAGTAGCTTATGGATAGCCACGAACAAGTTTACATTAGAAATCCAAAATTTAGAGATTTAAAAAAGGAGCAAGAGGATGAGCAGAAAGTTTCCGAAAGTTCCGAAGAGTAAAAAGGGTGTGCCATTAAAATATTTAGCTGGTGCAAAAAACCCAAAAGCAAAAGAGGCAGAGATATTGAGAACAAGAAGATTATATAAAAAAGGTTTACTAACAACTGCTATGATGGATGAGATAAGCAAGAAGAGGGCAAGAGGATGAGTAAAGCAGCAGTTATAGCAAAGTATTCAAAGTCAAGTGGTATATCCAAAAACACTTTGAGCAAGGTCTATTCCAGAGGTCTTGGGGCATACTATTCTAGTGGCTCAAAAAATGTGTCTGCACACGCATGGGCAGCCGGAAGGGTCCGGTCATTCGCAACTGGAAAAGGTGGTGCAAGAAAAGCTGATAAGGACCTATTAAGGTCTAAAAGAAAAAAAGGGTTGGTAAGCTAATGTCTTTGTATGAGAATATAAACAAAAGAAAAAGAGCTGGTACTTCTAGGTCAAAATCTAAAAGTACAATAACAAAGAAAGCATACTCAAATATGAGGGCTGGTTTTCCAAAACGCAACAAAAGGAAGGGGCTAGTATAATGGCTTATAAAATGAAAATGAAAAAGGCATCTAAATTAAAAGGTGGACAAAAAAAATTAGATGCAAACAAGGATGGCAAGATTGGTAAACAAGATTTTGCTATGTTAAGAAACAAAAAGAAAAAGGTCATGGCATGATTATTTTTGGTCATACACCTAGAGAGTGGAAGAGAAGAGCAAAAGAACATAAATGGTTTATTGTTGCTCTAGTAATATCTTTTGCACTTGGAGGTGTAATATTATAAATGGTTGCTAAGAGGTTTCAAAATCCATCTGGAGGTCTTAACGAGGCTGGTAGAAAAAAGTTTGGTGTTAAGGCTCCGGTATCAAGTGGTAAGAACCCTCGTAGGATTTCTTTTGCAGCAAGGTTCTCAAAAGTTAAAGGACCTTTGATGAAAGATGGTAAACCAACAAGACTAAAACTTGCATTAAAAAAATGGGGTTTTGGTTCTAAAGAGGCAGCAGCTAAGTTTGCTGCAAACAACAAGGCAAGGGCATGATAAAAAAAACACCAGACCAAGTATTAGATAGGTCAAAAAAAGCATTTGCTCGTAAAGAACAATGGAGAACAATTTACGAGGATTGTTATAGATATGCGTTACCACAAAGAAATCTTTATGAAGGTTACTATGAGGGTAATGTACCTGGCCAAAATAAAATGAATATGGTTTTTGATAGCACAGCAATACATTCAACTCAAAGATTTGCAAATAGAATACAGTCTGGCTTATTTCCTCCCTATAAAAAATGGTGCAGACTGGAGCCTGGTAATGACATACCGGCAGATAGAAGAGCAGAAGTACAAGCTGCATTAGACATCTACCTAGACAAAATGTTTACTATACTTAGACAATCTAATTTTGATTTGGCTATGGGAGAGTTTCTTTTAGACCTATGCGTAGGTACTGCTGTTATGCTCATTCAGCCAGGCGATGACATCAATCCAATACAATTTACACCAGTTCCACAATACCTTATCGCATTAGAAGAGGGTCCTTATGGAACAGTAGATAATGTTTATCGTAAATATAAAATTAGAGCTGAAAGTATTACAAGAACATTCCCAGATGCAAACATACCAGAGACTTTACAAAATTTAATAAATGAAAAACCATCAGAAATGATAGAGCTGCTAGAGGCTGTTATAGTTGATGCTGAAAGAAAAGATTTTTGTTATCACATCATTTATGAAAAAACTAGAGATGAATTAGTTTTTAGAAGAATGGACAGCACTCCATGGATTGTAGCAAGATACATGAAAATACCTGGAGAAGTTTTTGGTAGAGGTCCACTTGTAACTGCTTTACCAGATGTAAAAACATTAAATAAAACTTTAGAACTATTACTTAAAAACGCATCTATTGCGTGTGCTGGTGTTTACACAGCAGCAGATGATGGAGTAATCAATCCATCCAATATAAGAATTACACCTGGTAGTATTATACCAGTTGCAAGAAATGGTGGACCACAAGGTGCATCACTTGCTCCACTACCTAGGTCTGGAGATTTTAATGTATCTCAAATTGTAATTAACGATTTAAGAATGAATATTAAAAAAACATTATTAGATGATACTCTTCCTCCAGACAATATGTCTGCAAGGTCAGCAACAGAAATTGTTGAGAGAATGAAAGAATTAGCACAAAACATGGGTGCTGCTTTTGGTAGATTAATTACTGAAACTATGGTTCCCATTATAACTAGAGTGTTAAACATCATGGATGAGAAAGGTCTCATCCAGCTCCCTTTGAAGGTCAATGGGCTTGAGGTTAAAGTAGTTCCGGTAAGCCCATTGGCAAAAGCCCAAAATTTAGAAGAAGTAAATGAGGTTATGCAGTTCTATCAAATAGCAAATGCACTTGGACCAGGTGGTGTAGCAGAAGTAAAACCAGATGCTATCGCAACATTTGTTGGAGATAAACTAGGCATACCTTCAAACCTAAGAACATCTGAGGAGGAAAAACAAGTGATAGCACAACAAGCAACTAAATTATTTCAACAACAAATAGCTGGTGGTGGTGGACCAGGCCAAGGTGGAGCTCCGGCTGCACCAAGCCCACCAATGCCTCCCCAGCAAGAACCAGCCGAGGCAGTAGAGGATGAGGTCTCTGCATGAGGTCAAAATCCGGTTGGGATGGCATACAAGTTTTAGAAAACGAAGTAAATCAAGAAACTAAAAACGAACAACTTGAAATTGATAAAACTTTTGCTAGAACATTTGAAACAGAAGAAGGTAGAAAATGTTTAAATTTTTTGATAGGAAAAACAATAGACCAGCCTACATGGGTTCCAGGTGGAGATAGTTCACATGGCTATGTTAGAGAAGGTCAAAATAGTGTAGTAAGAGAAATAAAAATGAGAATGGAAAGGGCAAAAAATGGATAAAGAAACTGAAAACCAAAATGTAAATCA